TCTTATTCAAACTACTATATGGTAAGACTGCTGAGATAACTTATCCGTGGGATCAGGTACTCAAAGCTTCTGATGGTAAGTGGAAGCAAGACATGTCAATATTCGTACAAGTTACTGCTGGAGACGCAAACAAATTAGTAGGACAGCGTATATTCGTATTAGGTGTAAATCAAAAAATAAAAGTATTTGTTGATAGAGTTAAATATATAGAAAACGATGTGTATGAGATATTCATCGATAGATATTACTACGGCGATATTACTGTAGGGCAGAATATATCATATGAAGATGTAACTGGTGTCATATTACCTACCACTGTAAAATATAATGTTGAATTACCTGGAGTAGGTTATAAGGTTGGCCAAATCATCGATGGTACTACTGTATCCACCGGCAGGACTATCAGACAAAAATTAAAAGTTACTAAAGTTGATGAAAATGGTGGTGTACGTACTTTAGCTACTGTTGGATTTGGATATGGATATGACTCATCATTCTACTTAATTCAATCAAGTGGTACTATAAATTCAAATTCAACTATAGAGATACAAAAGAATTCAGAAACACAATATTCAATTGGTAACGACACACAATTAGAACAATACACTGACTATGGTTATGTATTATCACCAAATTATGCAGTATTACCGTACACTAATCCTACGTATGTTGCTACGTTTTTACAACAGTTTTATCAAGAATCTACTAATGCTCAAGGATCCAATCCAAATTATCTATTAGTCAGATTTGATATAGGAGCTGTGGCCAAATATGAAGGTCATTTTATAACAAATGACGGCTTCCTTGATGATGATATGTATATCCAAGATAGTTTTAGATGGCAAAAGTTTTCATACCTAATAACTGTAGATGAGAAGTTAGAATCATATAAATCTTTAATGAAGTCATACTTACATCCTGCTGGTACAGCTATGTTTGGAGAATATCAAATCCAAAACAGTTGGTCTACAGGTGTAACAGCTGTACAAGAATTAAGTCAATGGAGATCTTTTGCTACATTTAATCAGATAAATAAGGGTATAACGCCAGATTACATTAATTCTACGAGTGTTGGCGGTAGGATCAGGATTAACCCATATGATGCAGAACAATATATGGAAATAGAAGAATTATATAACCCACCAGAGAGCTATGTATTTACAGGATAATTAGGAGTAAAAATGTTTAAATCAAACGTAACGTTAACAGGACGTTTAATAATCAAAAAATTCAATGAGAAGAATGAGTTAGTATACTCCACTGAGGTCCCAAACTTAGTAGTAACTACAGGTAAAGAATTCATAGCTTCACGTATAGTTGGAACTGACTATGATCCAATGGGATATATGTCTATCGGAGATGATCCAGCAGTAGGATCACTATTACAAACTACTTTATTAAACGAATTGTTACGTGTACCGCTAGAATCAACTACGATTTCAGGATCAAACGTAACATTTGCTGCACTATTCCCTGCCGGTTCGGGTACAGGTTCAATTGTTGAGGCTGGTATATTCAATAAAGACGAAACATCAGTCATTACCTTCAATGGTGCTAGTGATGTCGCATCCAACACTATTACAAAGACAAATCATGGATTTTTAACTGGTGATAAAGTAACTTATACAAATGGTGGTGGTACTTCTATTGGAGGCCTCACTACAGGTTCTACATATTATATAATTAAGCTTACTAACGACACATTCAAGTTAGCAGCATCATATGAAGATACCCAAGCTGATCCAGTTGTCCCGATTACTCTTGCAGATGGTGTAGGACTTAATCATAAGATTACTTATGGCACTATGTTATGTAGAACTACATTCCCAGTAATCGTAAAGGAGTCTACTGATAGTATTGCTATATCATGGGTAGTTTCTGTAGGATAATTAAATGACAACATCATACTCAATATTTAAACAAAGATTTAAGAAGACTATTGTAGACGCCGTCTATAATGAAGTAGTTTCTAACACTGCTACCTATTATCATTGGTTCGGTAAAGAGAATGCTTGGACAGATTTCTTAAGTCCATTTATTGGATCTAGCATTTCAGATGAGCCAGGTCGTCCTTCTGAAAACTTTAGATATGAATTACACGTTCGTAGAGACATCCTCACAGCAAAAAAAATTAATACATCTGATGTATCATATGTAGTCAACAGGATTGATTGGGTAGTAGATACTGTGTATGACATGTATGATGATGCATATGAGACTAGTGCTAACGGTGGTTCTAATGTAGTTGGATATTATGGTGCTACAAGATTAGAAGATGCTAGATACTATGTTCTTACGACAGACTATAATGTTTATAAATGTATAGATAACAATTATAACTCTCTTTCTACAGTAATGCCTACTGGAACATCTACCACTACTATCACTACTTCTGATGGATATAAGTGGAAGTTTATGTATTCAATGCCAGTCGCATTAAGAAATAGATTTTTATCTTCTACATACATGCCTGTAGCTACAGCTTTAAAATCACAGTTCTTTTCGAATGGAGAACTTGGCAGTATAGTCATTGAAAATGGTGGTTCTGGTTATGATCCAGATAATACTATAGCTGTTGTTGATGGTCTTGGTTATAAAGAATCTAATCCATATCTATTAAGCGATTTATTTATAGAAGATGTTGGTGATAACTACACTGATATAACATTAACAGTGTCTCCTCCATTTCTTACATACATAGATTGGCAATCAGAACTAGATGTAAACGTTGGAAGTTATATTAAGTACACAAATCCTGCTACGTCAAGAGATAATTTCTATTATGTAGTAACTGGAACCAGATTAGGTGTTTCAGGACCTATCCACACTGTAGGAACTTTAACTAATGGATCTTCTCAATTAAAATATGTTGGCACAACAGCACTAGCCACTGCAACATTAGTTGATGGAAAAGTAGCTACCGCATCATTAAATGATAATGGTTGGGGTTATCAGGGAGATCCTGCTGCTACAATAACAACAAATGATCCAGTAGAAAGAGATGCAAATTGGGCTCCTTTAACATTGCTACCTTCAGGTCAAATTATCTACCATCAAGGAAGATATTACGAAACTACTCAGACAGGTAACGGTAGAACCGGTACAGTAGGACCTACCCATACTTCAGGCGCAGCTATGGATAATGAAGTTGAGTTTACATACTTAGCAAAAGCTGCTGTCATCATACCTTTACAGATAAAGACCGAAGCAGAAATAGAGTTGATAATTAGTCCTGGAATAGATACTGTTTATACAATACGTATCGATAATGCTGGTACACAATATGTAGAAGAGCCTTCTATAGAAATTGATTCTCCGATGTCTGGATTACAAGCTACAGCTGTAACTTCTATAGCAGACGGTAAAGTATCTCTTATCACTATGACAGAAAAAGGTAGTGGTTATGATATTGCTCCTATAGTTACTATATCTCCACCAAAGTGGACTATAAATGCAGCAACCGATGTTACAAATGCATCACACAGTATACAATACAACGGTCATAGATTAAAAACTGGAGATGCTGTATTTTATGAAGATGGCGGTGGAGCAAGTATTGTTAATTTAACTGACGGAACTACATATTACGTAATTCGTCTAGATGAAAATAATATTCAATTAGCTGAAACACCAGAAGACGCTGAGACCGAGACAGAGATAAACATAACCACAGGTATCGGAGCATCACACACATTAACTCTAGATACTGATATAACTCCTGGAGCTGCTACAGCTACATCCATATTAGGTACGGGTGGAGAGATAGTCGGATATACGATTGTAGACGGCGGAGTAGGTTATACTTCTGCTACAATCTTGGTCAGAGATTTATCAAAATCAGATGAGTGGAATGAAGATACAATAAATTCTAATACTGCTAGACTAGTAGCTAATTTTAATGCGGGTAATGTAACAACTTTACAGGCAAATGTAGAATTACTTGCAGTTCCAGGTAGTATTGAAGCTATTAAGGTCGTAGACGGTGGATCTGGATACGGTGCAGCTTTAGTTACTATCTTAGGAGATGGTATTGGTGCTACTGCAGTAGCTGAATGTTCTGGTGGAAGAGTTGTTAAGATTAATATAACCAATCCAGGAGCAGGATATACTTGGACAGACGTTCAACTTACTGGTGGATCTGGTACAGTAGCTATAGCACGAGCTATCATGTCTCCGATAGGAGGTCATGGTTCAAACGCTATCGACGAATTAAATGCTAATACTATAGTATTCTATACATCTATATCTCGAGATAAGAATCAAGGTATTGAGATAAACAATGATTACCGTAAAATAGGTCTTATACGCAACTTAAAGAAATTTGGACAAAATTCTAAGTTTACAGATGATATTGGTTCTGGCTGTGTATTGGTTACTGGTCAATTTGATAGGAGTTTATTACAATATGACATGCTATTGGTAAAAGATGGATATAAAAAGTATCGTATCGTTGACTTCAATGATACACAAATCTTATTATCAGTATTTAATAACTTTAGTGTTAGTATTGGTAATACTCTAGTCACAGATCCTACAAACGATGGCACTCAGATTGGTTTGGTACCTTCTACTAATATCGTAATAACAAGTGTATCAGAAAGAACAATAGATCAGTTCTCTGGAGACTTATTAATGTTCTCAGTAAGAGAGCCATACTCTCCTACAGCTGAGCAAATCATTACTGCAAGAACTGTTTTAACTATATAAATATATAAAATTAACTGAAAGAGTAACTACACATGGCAATCAACTTTAATATCAGTCCCTACTATGATGACTTCGATGAAGCCAAAAACTATCATAGGATCTTATTTAAACCAGGATATGCTGTTCAAGCTCGCGAATTAACACAATTCCAAACACAGATACAGGATCAAATTAATAAATTTGGTAGACATGTATTTGTCAATGGATCTGTAGTATTGGGCGGAGCACGACTATTTGAAAATGACTTACTTTCTATTAAGATTAACTCATCTTATGTAGGTCAAACGGTAAATCTTGATAATTTTGATGGTAAAACTATAACAGGATCCTCATCAGGCACTATAGCTGTTATTAAATCAACATCTGATATTGATGCAGATGGCAATCCTAAAACTTTATTAGTTAAGATAATTTCAGGTGAAGAGTTTACGGTCGGAGAAAATATAGTTACTTCTCCAGGTGTAGCATATTCTGCAACAATCCAATCTTCGGATCCATTTAATAGAGCGATGTGTTTCTCAATCAATTCAGGCGTATTCTTTGTTGATGGTAAATTCATTTATCTCCCGCCACAAAGTATACCAATAGCTAAGTATGATAATACTTCATCACATCAAATTGGATTAGTATTAAATGATGAAATAGCTACTATAGATGAAGACTCAACCTTATTAGATAGAGCTCAAGAATCTCCAAATTATGCAGCTCCGGGAGCAGATCGTTATAAATCATATGTAACATTAGAATCTAAAATATTTAATCCGATATTAGCTGGATCATTTAAAATTGGTACTACATATAATATCGTTACATCTGGAAGTACTGATTTCACCGCGATTGGCGCGTCAGCTAATACAGTAGGAGTAACATTTACCGCTACTGGTGCAGGATCTGGCGATGGAACCGCTATTGAAGTTCTTGATAACTTCATAGAGATAGCTCGTGTATTAGATGGTAAATTAATAATTAATCAAGACAAATCATTATACTCAGTGCTAGGTAAAGAATTGGCTCGTAGGACTTTTGATGAGTCAGGCGATTATACTGTTAAAAGATGGCCTCTACAAATCATTGATCATGTAGATGGTAATCCTGCTAAGTTTACCGCAGCACTAGATCCAGGTAAAGCATATATTAAAGGTTATGAATATGAAACTATTAATCAAACATTTTTAACGTTAGACAGAGCTAGAGAATACGAACAAGTAGAAAATCTTGATACGTCATTAAATTATGGCAACTACATGTATATGACTAACTTATTCGGATCATTTGTGACAAATAATGATCCGAATTCATCATATGTAGCTCCATATTCACTAGTAGAGATTCATAATGTAGTAAGAGGATCTGTCACTAATGCATCTACAAAGATTGGTTCAGCTAGGATCAGATTTATACAACATGTTTCTGGAACTCCATCAAGTTCAGCAATATATAAGATATACTTATTTGATATATCCATAGATGCTGGTAAGAATATATCTGCTGCTGAGTCTATAGTCATTAGATCTGGAGCTATAGTATTATCGGGTGCAAACGTTCAGGTACTAAGTAAAACTGGAGGTAATGCTGGAGGAGAGGCATTCTTATCTGGATCAGATAGTCCAGGATTAGTATTCCCATTACCAAACCAATACATTAAAACTATTCGTGATGCAAATTCAGACGTACGAACAGACTACACATTCCAAAGAACGTATGCTGTAGATTTTAATAATGGCCAAGCCGATTTACAAACAGGAGATGGCGGTGAGAGATTTTATGGTGGTGTTGGAGAATTATCTAATGATATAAAAAACAGTTACTACCATGTTGTAATAACATCAATAGCTAATGCTGGTTCAACTTCATATTCTGTAGGAGACATCATAACATTTGATGATTCTATAGAACCTGGTAGAAAAATAGAATTATTAACTCCAGCGTCAGGCTCAAGCTCACAGGCAGCAAAGCTTGATGTAGCTGATTTGGCTTTTGGCGGTACTGCTACTGTCATAGCTACTATTAATGGAAATCAACAGTCTGAAAAGAAGAAAAACCTTTCAAACTATTTAATTAAGATCATAAGCCCAGGTGCAAATACTGTAGTAGGTGGTAAAGACTCATTACTCGCATCAGACATCTATGAAGTAACTGGTATCTATAATACGTCTACTACAAATCCGAATACTGTAGACATAGATCCAGTTACTGGAGTATTATCATGGGAATCTGTAGCTTATACAGATGTTACATCACGTTACACGATTGATGACGGTCAACGAGCAGAATACTATGATCATGGTAGTATAATACTTAATGGTACAGCTCCAGGTGCTGGTGATTATCTATTAGTGGTTTATAGAAACTTTACTCATACGAATACTCCAAATCCTGGTTACTTATCAGTCAATTCTTACACTGACTATGAGACTATACCTAAATTTGTAGATCCTGCATCAGGAGTGACATACGAATTAAGAGATTGTGTAGACTTCCGACCAAGACGTGTTGACGGAGCTGGTGATTTTAGATTAGATAATGGACAGATCCCTTCTCCAACTTCTACATTAAATGCAGATTATCAATATTACTTAAGCCGTATTGACAAAATTATTGCAACTTCAGATAAGCAACTAATTGTTAAGAAGGGCATAGCTGCAGTATATCCAACAATTCCTACTGATGAATCGATTGGGATGGCAATATACAATATAGTTATTCCTCCATATACTGCAAATCTTAGAGATATTCAAATTAGGTATATAGAAAATAAACGATATACTATGCGTGATATAGGTCGTTTAGAAAAACGTATAGGCACTCTTGAATATTACACACAATTATCTTTATTAGAGAAGCAAGCTAAAGATACATCTATTTCAGACGCGTCAAATATGGAGAAATTTAAACAAGGATTTGCCGTTGATGCATTTACTTCTGCTGATATTTTTGCTACTTCAGCTACAACATGGTCAGAAAGACGATGGGGTTGGTGGGCAGCATGGTTTAATGGTAATAATACTTGGGGTGGAGCTGCATCGAACTATAATGCAAATTCTATAGCTCAAGCTACAGATGTAGATTTTGCTGCAGCGATAGATCCTATTAATCAAGAACTTCGACCAGAATTTACAGTACAATTTAGTCAATTTGATACATCAACATTGACAAATACTGCAAAAACTGGTGAGTTAGTAACTCTAGACTTTACTGAAGTTACAGCCATAGATCAACCAATATCATCAACATATATAAACATTAATCCATTTAATGTTCTTCGGTTTGTTGGATCTATTGTGCTTGAACCAGCGTTTGATCAATGGGTAGATACACTATATCTACCTGAAGTTAATAAAGTAGTTGAAATTCAATTACAAGATGCTGCTGATAAGTATGAAATGATAGGTACAGTAGGCGGTGGTAGACTATATAGAGTCGATGCAGTCGGTTCTTATAATACTTCAAATCTTATTGGAGAGAGTAAACAAACATTAGGAACAAACGTAGTTGATATCCAATACGTTCCATTTATTAGAGCAAATACTGTTTTAGGTGTATCAAGACTATTTAGACCTAAAGCTAAATTATATCCATTCATGGATAGTGTAAGTATCGCACAATATATTAAACCATTAACAGTGATAGAAGTTCAAAATCATACTGGTACATTATTTGATGATAAACAAGGCGTTCATGAATCATTATCATTTAGGACTGGTTCAGCATCAGGCACACAGACTGGTACTGCAAAAACTGCTATATATTCTCAACCTTTAACAGAAGATCCTACTAAACGTCTATTGGCTGTTTATAATGATGTAGGTACTATCGCTGTTGGAAAGTATGTTGTTGGATTAACTGGAGGAGGTTCTGGTGTAGTCACAGCTGTTACAACTTATGCATTAGGTGATGATTTAGTTCCTGACGAATATGGTAATATTGGTTTTGAGTTTCAGATCCCAGCTAATACGTTCAAGACTGGCGAGAGAACTATTCGTTTAATTGATAATTCAACTAATGACATCGAGGCTCAAGAGTCTATCGGTGAAACCAAGTATACTGCTATTGGTACACTACAAACTAAACAAGAAACAATCCTTACTACAAGAACATTACAAAATCAAAAGACAATAACAACAATTGGTTACTACTATGACCCATTAGCTCAAACATTCTTTGTTGATGCTAGAGCAAATCCACAAGGGTTCCATCTATCATCAGTTGATGTTTATTTTAAAACAAAATCTTCAACTGTTCCAGTAACTATGGAAATTCGTAGAACTGTTAATGGTTATCCAGAGGCTGTAAGAACTATTCCATTCTCTGAGTGTATCCTTAATCCAGAACAAGTAAATATTCAAGGCGGTGGTACAGCATCTACAAATGATGCTATACAACCAGCGACTACATTCAACTTTGCAAACCCAATTCACTTGACTCCAGGCGAATATGCTATAGTACTTGTTTCACAGTCGAATGATTATCAGGTGTTTATCTCTCAGATGGGCGGCACAATCTTAGGTGGTACTACTAAGGTTGATAAACAACCATATCTGGGATCGCTGTTTATTTCACAGAATGCTTCTACATGGGAACCGGATCAAAATAAAGATCTTAAGTTCAAGATCAAACGCGCGCAATTTTCTTCTGCAGGTACTGCAGAATTTGACATTCGAGATCCTGCTACTATATCTGATTATCATACATTATTTACAAATGTGTCGACAGTGTTACCTACAGGCACAAACGTAGTTTGGTCTGCAAAAGCATATAATCAAGATACTACATATGATACTAATTGGACTTCATTTAATGTGATGCAAGATATTAATTACACTTATCTAAAACGTCTTGCAGCTGCAGCTGGAATTGGTGGAATTCCATCATTAAGATTACGAGCATCATTAACAACGGATAATCCAGTTGTGTCTCCAGTTGTTGATGCTGCAAGTTTATCAGTAGTTACAGCGAAGAATACTATTAATAATGATGCTTCAGGAGAAGCTGGAGTTAATGCTGGTGGTACTGCTTTAGCCAGATATATAACTAAACCAATTAATCTTGCTGCAGGATTTGAGGCAACTAACTTAAACGTAACAGTAGATATTAATAAACCTGCTGGAACAGATGTTAAAGTATATTATAGAACACTAGCTGCAGAAAAGACTACACCAATAAGTGATGAAAATTGGGTGTTGATGCAGATTGAGACTGCTGTGCCATATTCATCATCTAATTATGATTTTAGAGAACATAGATACTTCCCTCCAGGTGCAATTATTGATGGTATACCACAGGATTTTCCTATATCACCAAAATTTAATGCATTCCAAATAAAAATAGTAATGCTATCATCAAATAGTGCAAACACTCCTAGGTTGAGAGACTTACGAATGATTGCATTGTGGAATTAATATGAATATACCTGTAGAAAAAGAGACACTCGTAAGAGACAGTAGTACTGGAGCTATATTAGAGACAGACTCCTCTAAACTTGAAAAATATAAAGCTATAAAGAAAAATATATCTGAAAAAGAAGGTAAGATAATTGCTTTAGAGGATAGAATAAATAAATTAGAAACACTTATTAACGGGATGATAAATGGCAAACATACTATATAGACAAAATGCAACTGGAGCATCAGGAGCAACCGGACCGGTTAAAAGTGCGCCTCTTACTAATTTGGAAATAGATACTAACTTCTATAACTTAAATGCTGATATCCAATCACGTGTATTAACATCTAATTACTCTGATGCTGCTGTCTTAGCTAAAGTTAAGAATGAAGATGGGATAGGGTCTGGATTAGATGCAGACTTATTAGATGGCTTAAACACATCAAGTTCAGATCAATCTGGTAACACTGTGGTTACTCGCTCAAGCGGAAGCTTCTCAGCTAATGCTATTACAGCAAACTTAGTCAATGCTAGTTTATATGTAGGTGCAACACAAGCCATTTCATTTGAAGGTTCTACAGATAATGTATACGAGACTACACTTAATGCTATAGACCCTACAGCTGATAGAACTATTTCATTACCTAACTTATCAGGTACTATCGTTGTATCTGGTGCAGGTGGTGCTATTACCAATGACATGTTAGCTGGATCGATTACAAATGATAAGTTAGTTAATTCATCAATTACTATTGATGGTAATAATGTAGCGCTTGGTGGTACATTAACTATTGGTGCTGGATTAAAGAGCGCAGATAATATATGGACAGGTAAACAAACTTTTAGAGATAATAAGTTTGTAATCACAGACGACGTAGATACATCAAAAGTATTAAACTTACAACTATCTAATATTGCTACAGAAACTACACGAACTCTAACTATTGCTAATGCAAATGGTACTGTAGCAACACAAGAATATATTCAATCATATACACAAACTAGTGGACAAAATTCGCAAGGTACAAAAACCGTTTCATCCAGTGCACCATCTGGTGGAGTTGATGGCGACATTTGGTATCAGGTATCTTAATTTATGCCTAAATTATGGATAAAAAACAGTGGAGTTTGGAAACAAGTTCAAAGACTTTGGGTTAAACAGAACGGCGATTGGACTTCACCCACAACTGGATCCATAGTACAAGCCGGAATAGGAAAACAATTTTATCCCGATATTGTTCCTGCAACATCGTATGCTACAGCTGGATCATATGATTATACAGTTCCTTTCGGTGTCACAACATTAAGGATAACATCTACCGGCGGCGGTGGTGGAGGTGGAGGCGGCGGATATGGAACAGGTGGAGAAGCTTCAGGATCAGGAGGTGGCGGTGGATCAGCATATACTGTTGAATCTACTATAAATGTTACTCCTGGAGAAACTTTAACTATTGTAGTTGCCGCAGGTGGAGTTGCTGGAGTTGCACACTATTCTAGATCAGCTACCGGAAATGGTGGTAATGGAGGCACAAGTACAATATCTAGAGGAGCTTCTGTATTACTTACAGCAGCTGGTGGCAATGGTGGTAGAGGAGGTTTAGAAGGTTCAGTAGTAGCAGGAGGGGTTGGATTTCAAAACGGTGGTAATGGAGTTCCCGTATACGGATCGGTTAGAGCTGGTGGTAATGGTGGTAATAGCACACTAGCAGCAGGCGCTTTAGGAGTTGCAAGTAGCGGTGGCGGAGGTGGATGGGAAGGAATTACTCCCGCGCCTTCAGGAACTTTAGGATCAGGTGGAGCTGGAGGCGGCGCTAGTGATTCATTTGGTGGAGGTGGATTTGGTACTGGAGATCAAGCAACAAATGGTGGTGCTGGTGGATCTGGTAGAGTACTCATTACACCTGTCAACGCAAATATTATTTCATATACTGAACCTGGAAGATCATACACATTTACAGTCCCAGCAGGTGTCATTTCATTAACACTTACTGCTATAGGTGGCGGAGGTGGTGGAGGTGGTGGCGACGGATCAGCTAATGGAGGATATCAAGGTGGCGGATATCCTGGATATTATATAAAACATACTCAAAGTGTATCTCCAGGAGATGTACTTACTATTGTTCCTGGCGGAGGCGGTAGTGGTGGAGCTGGTTTCCAAACAAGTGCAGCTGCAGGTACTGGTGGATTAGGATATTATCCTGGTGCAAGAGGTGGTAATGCCGGAGCGTCAGGACGGTCTGGAGCTGGAGGTGGTGGGGGTGGTGCTTCTGCTATACTTTTAAATAATTCTCTATTAGTAGTTGCAGCTGGTGGTGGCGGAGCTGGTGGTTCAGGAAATGGTAGTTATGGATTAGCTGCTATCGGAACATATCATTCAACAACTTCTGGTGCACAAGGACAAGATAAATCTGGAGACGGTGGTGGTGGTGGCGGTGGTGGAGGAGGATATCCTCAAGGCGGCGCTGGCGGTACTACAGTGGGCGGAGATAGAGGAGCATATTCCGGAAACACTGGTAAATCATTAGTACCAGATGGAAGTGAAGCTTCTAATTGGACAAATGGTGGAGCATATCAAAGCGGTAATGGTGGAAATGGTGTAATTACAATAAGTTATGGTACGTAAAATAAAATGTCAATTTATGTTAATGATGGTGGAACATGGAAACTATCTAAAGAAGTATACGTCAATAATGCAGGAACGTGGATAGAACCACAAGAAGTATATTTTAAAAATGGTAGTACGTGGACTTTATTACATAAAGTAGTTACGTTTAATACAGATCAAAGTAATATAAACCTATACACTTATTGCGGATCTCCTACAGTTAAGTTAAGGTTGAAGGTAGTTATAAATAGTGGTGTTAATATAGTATCTTATACTACCGCAGCAGCTTTGAATGTTAGTGGATTTGCTGCTGGTACAGAGATACTAATAATAAACAACGGAAATATAGTAGGATGCGGTGGAGCAGGTGGCGATGGAGGTCATGATAATTTTAATGGCTTAGGTACTGCAGGTTTACCAGGAGGAAACGGTGGTACAGCTCTATATACTTCAGTTCCAATAACTGTCCAAAACAATGGTCTCATTGGTGGAGGCGGCGGTGGTGGCGGTGGAGGTGGATATTGGACTTATAATAACACATGTTTTCCAGCTGGCACATTGATTAGTACTCCAAATGGTTTAATACCTATTGAAGACATAAAAGAAGATGATGTGATATATGCGTATGATCCTAAAGATTATAATTACTCTGGTGAATTAATACCGAGTCTAGTAACTAAAAAATATGTTCATACATGGGAAGAGAGCGGAGGTACCTGTCCTCTACTAGTTATCAAACATGAACAAGGTACATTAACTACTACTATAAACCATGAGATACTAACATCTAGTAAGCAGAATCCATTATCAGACAAAGGATTTGCAAGAGCAGAAGAATTAGAAATAGGCGATATCATCTATACAACGAATGGTGTTGCTGTTAAGATACAAGAGATTACAAAGGGTGAACAATACGACAAAGTATATAACTTTGAAGTATCTGATGTGCACACTTATATAGCTGACGGAATCCGTGTCCATAATGGAGGAGGCGGCGGTGGTGGCGGCGGTGGTGGCGGCGGAAAAAATACTATTACTTATTATGGTGGTGCAGGTGGAGGCGGCGGAGCTGCTTATGGCGGCGCAGGTAATGCTGGTACTACTGGTGTTAATGCTGCTAGTGCAGGAACTGCTACAGCTGGTGGTGCTGGTGGCACTCAATCAAATAATAGTAATGCTGGAGGTAATGGTGGAGGCCCTGGTTCTGCAGGTAGTGCAGGTTGGGGAGGCGGAGCCGGTGGAGGTGCAGGTGGTACTGCAGGAAATTACATAGAAGGTAACTCAAATGTTACTTGGGAAGTTTTAGGTACAGTAGCTGGTGGTGTAGCTTAATTAAGGAAATAAAATGGCGACGATAAATATTAAGATAGTATCAATAGAAGGCGACTCAGTGATAGTAAAGTACGCTAGTGAAAATAGTGCAAAGAGCATCGATGAATATGATCCAATAGCGTATCAGCCAAAGACGATGGGTTATAGTACACTAAATGAATTCATTGATGGTATTAGGCCTATGTTGATGTCTAGCGTTATGATAAGAGACAACTTAGAAAAAGCTTCTACAGAAAATTTAGATTTATCGTCATGGGTAGGTCATGAAAGCACCCACAGTATTACTATGCCACATGAATTAAATATAAATGAAGCTATGAAAAAGCCTGAGGTTAAGATATGATTAATAATGATGTGATTGCTGGTAATTTCTTTTACTGTGTCAATCACTGGTTTCCAGGAGATTCTAAAAAGTATCATAATTCTGGTAACTTATTTTATCATCAGTACAGCTATTTAATAGATGGAAGTTGTAGTATTGAGTTTAGAGATACTGAAGATGGAGAAGTAGTAACTACTATTGACAGTGCTACAGCTATAGCAAATGGGACAGAACGATTATTGGATCATACGGGTATACCCCTTTATGAAACTATATCGACTGATGATGGCGTAACGATAATGTTTATTAGTCCAACAGATATTACTAAGCCAATCACTGCAGAACTTAAAAAAGCTGGTACACATACAATTGTAGCTACAGATAAAAGGATAACTATAGTTTGTGTACGAGGACCAGTACAAGCTAATGAACAAGAATTAATTAACATGCAATATGCTGTAGTGCTTCCAGGGAAGTCTGCAGAATTAATAATACCAGAAAACGGAATATGTGCATTAGTATCTTATGCATAATTAATAGGAAAAAACCATGGCATTTATAAAACTACGAAAAGATAAAGAATCTCCACTTACCATCGAAGAAGTTGATGATAATTTTACTAACTTAAACACTGATGTAGGTAATCGATTATTAGCTTCAGCGTATACTAAAGAAGACATACTGGATAAGCTTAAACTAGTAGACGGAATTGGTTCTGGATTAGATGCGGATAAATTGGGAGGAAGATACCCTTATAGTGCAAATGAACCATACTCTATAGTTTCCAGAGATGAAGACGGCAACTTTGCAGCTGAAACTATAACAGCAGTATCATTTTCAGGTCCATTGACAGGTAATGTAACAGGTGATGTTGAAGGTGACTTAACTGGTAATGCTGATAGTGCTACTAAATTAGAGACAGCAAGAAACATCAATGGTGTACCATTTGACGGTAGATTTGATATCATAGTAGCTGATTCAACCAAGCTTCCTACAGCTGGCGGTACGATGACCGGCAACTTAATCTTAAATGCAGACCCAACACAAAATTTACAAGCAGCAACAAAACAATATGTAGATGTATATGGTTGTCCTAAGGGCGCAATCATGATGTGGAGTGGTACGACTTTACCTACAGGATGGGGACTATGCGATGGTACTACACAAAATGGTGTAGTTACTCCAGACTTAAGAAACAAATTTATCTATGGCGCTAACACATTATCACAAGTTAGAGGTACAGGTGGTGGCACTTCTATTACTACTTCTTCAGCCGGCTCACATAATCATGATGGAGTAACAGATGGTCACTCATTGACAGCTGCTGAGATTGCAAATCATACTCATACATATACTCAACATAACTCTACATTCAATTCATATCACTATGGAGGTTATAACTATAACTATTGGTGGTCTCCAAGTTATTTTAATTGGTGGGGAGGTTATTATGGATATCATGCAACAGATAGTAGTGAAGAAACTGGAGGAGTTACTGGAATGACATCTCCATCAACACCTCATACTCATGGTATTCAAACTGATGGTACTCACAGTCATACTGTTGAAAATAATTTACCACCATATATGTTATTAGCGTATATCATTAAATTAATTTAATAAATAGACTATGGCAGCTATAACCAACTTTTATATCGATACTGGCTCTAATTTTGGAGCAGTAATCAAAGTCAATGGATCAGACGGATTACCTCTGAACTTGACCGGTTTTAGCGTACAATCATACATTCGTAAGTCATATGCGTCTAAGACTCATATAGATTTTAATGCACAGATATATTCTACCACAGGTGGTCAAGTTCGTGTATCATTGAGTAACTCTGATACGAATGATATTAAGCCTGGAAGATATATGTATGATGTTGAAGTACAATCACCCTCTGGGGAGAGGTTGAGGGTAGTTGAAGGAGTCATTATATTTACCCCACAGATTACTAAGTCAGATCCGACTTGATATAAATAATAAAAGATTTAGGGGATTCTAAGTGGCAGACATATTCGCAGAAGTAGCTTCGGTAGGTATACAAGGTTTATCCTCAGGTGGCACTGTCTATGTGGTTCCTGGGGCTACTGGTTCTACTGGTCCACAAGGTGTACAAGGTGCTTCTGGAATTGGAGCTTCAGGAGTAAGTGGTTCTAGTGGTGCACAAGGTCAAGCGGGAGCTACAGGTATTCAAGGTCCAACTGGTGGAGCGTCGGGTCCTCAAGGTGCTTCCGGAATTTCTGGTGCTTCAGGTTATATAGGATCTGACGGAGCTACGGGTGCTACAGGTACTCAAGGTGCTTCAGGTATCGGATTTACAGGTGCTACAGGTTCACAAGGTGCTTCAGGTGCCACAGGTACTCAAGGTGCATCCGGTGTTGGTTTAACTGGTGCTACTGGCGCGAGTGGACCAGCAGGTGCAGACGGTGCATCTGGTGTTGGTGGTGCTTCAGGTTATATAGGACGTGACGGTGCTTCAGGCATACCTGGTACGACAGGTGCACAAGGTTTAACTGGTGCTACAGGTACTGCAGGTGAACAGGGTGCTACCGGTGTAGGCATCATTCAGACTTTAACATTCACTACATCATCAACAGATGAAACAATCATTGACGTAATAGATACCACAACAGCCAGAAGTATAAAGTATGAGATGCAAGAGACTTCAGATTCAAGTTATAATGCTAGCGAACTAAGACTATTAAATAGTAATGAGAACGTATTCTTGACACAATATGCTGGTATTGGTGCGCCATTAGGTGTATTCGATACATACTTCTCACCAGTAAACAATAATTATTCATCACCAGACATTAATTCTGGTATGTCATATTGGAATGGAACCACATTAAGAATTTATACTAGTAACAATATTGTAATACAAGCTTTACTATCAGCAGCAGGTTCTACAGAGATGACTTTAAACTCAAGTGCATATACTATAACACTTGCCACAGCATTTACTGAAGTATCAACAGGCATATATCAAGCAACAACAGTAGAGAGTCATTCACCTTTACAACTGATTAGTAATATAGCATGGACAGGCACAGGATTTTGTGAACTAAGATACACCCCGAACAATGCAGTAACGACTTTAAAGTATCAAAAGACAGAGATTGAAGTTTAAGTATTATAAATAACAGAGTATAGCACTCACCCAATTAAGTAACACCACCATCAAGGAGATTTAACCGTGGCAACAAATAATTCAAAATTCGTAGTAAGAAA